GAAATTTGCCAGTTGCTGGCTCACCACCCATCGCAATCACTCTTACCATAATGCCTCCAAACCTTCTTTCACTGGTTGCTCATCATCGAACATCCAGTCCATTCGCTCTATTCTACCTGTTCTCAGGAAATAAGTAAACTTTTCTTTGTTAATTTTATTTCGCGGAGCAAGTCTTGAATCAAGAGTTTCGTTTCTTGCTTGCCACAAAACATTCCATTCAATGCCAGTCCAACCATCGCCTTCTGCTTGTTCAATTTCTTCAGACTGACGATCAAGATAGTAACCAAGATATCGTCCATGATGTTCACGAAAGATTTTCTTGAATGAGCAAAGGCAAGTTTCCATCGTGAAGAAGTCTATCTGACTGCTCAGTTGAGGGAATCGAGATCTGGTTTCCTCAAGAATCTCCTTGGCAATACTTTCAAGGTCTGCGCATTCTGATGCAGTGAGTTTTGAATCATATTTGTCATCTTGCCCGATGGCGAGATGCAAACCATTACGATGTGAGCGAGAGCCAGAATAGTCGTCCAACATGAGGCTAGTAGGTACACAGTTAATGCCAGCAGTATGGACAAGATGCTGAAGGTAAAACCAAGTGGAATAGCGACCAAATTTATGAAGAGAGTTTTTAAGATTATTCCAAAGGTTGTCGAAAGTTTGTTGTTCGTTGTCACCATAATATTTTTCTAGAACCTCGCGTTGCGTTTTCTTGCCAATAAACTTTTGGTAAGATGCGAACATGGCTGGCAAGTGACCTTTGTTCCACTTTGTATCTGTCTGATAACGTAGACGTTTGTAGTTATGACAATTCCACCATTCGATACGATCCACAGTGGCGAGTTCATAGTCTGGGAATTCATTTTTCAGAACCCATGCAGTTGGCAATTGATATGTGTTACCATAAAGCCATGCAAACCACAGACGTTCCTCGTCATTGTGTTCGTATCGACGATGGAGATAGTTTGTGCACCACACTGCTGGATCACAGTCGCCAAATTGCATTGACCATGCATACCAGCGGATGAAATGCTCACGTCTTTTTAAATTCATGCAAATAGATCAACTTGATTAAATAGTGCATCACGCAACCAGTACTGACCAACTTTTGCAATGGCTTCTTCAGTTGCTGCTTTTTTCTTTGCACCAAATTTATGAGATTCTAATGATTCGTTTTTCAACTGCTCGATGACTTTAGAATCACTTGGTAGTGCGATTGATGGATCATCAACAGCCAATTTGCGAAACATTAGTTGTTCTTCACGACTCTTAAATAATGGTTGATCAGATCTGAGTGAACCTGTTGGATCAACAGCCCAGAATACAAGACCATTTCTCATGTGCCAAGAAACTGAACTTGGTGTGCAAGAGATCTTCAATCGCTTCATCATCTGCACATTCACAGCATAATCTACATATTCATCCCAGATCTGCGATGCGTATCCTTTACCCTCGCATCCTTCCGCCGTTACGATCTCATAGAGGTTTGTATACTTGTCTCGATTGAAGGTTGCAAAAATGAGTGAGACAATCTTACCATTGTCCTCAAGAATCATCGGTGGAGATTTATCGTAGTTCTTGAATCTAAACCAAAGGCTATGTGAGGCAGAAAGAAATTTTGTGTTTTTTCCTTCAGGAGAGTTTTTGATCAATTCTTCAACTTGCTCTTTTGTCGCAAACTTCACTGCTGTAAGTCCTTCGCATCATCAATCAAAACAAAATTCTTCTGAAAGACGCCTTTGCCAATTGTAGTGTAACAATTCATACCAATCTCAGTGGGATCTTTGAGATCAGCACGAATAGCAATGTCTTTCGTAGAAGTAATTATACCGCCATTTGGCAAAGAAGTAAAGTAAATTGGACGCTTTCCGTTGCGATAGAAACGCAACTTTTTCTCTTTATATAACTCAACAACAGCCATTGAAGCATTTTGAAACTCAAGTAATGGAGACTTCTTTGCTTCAAGAGTGTGTAGAATTAACTCACTGTCGTTTCTGGTTTTGCATTTATAACCATAGAGACGTTCCCAGTTCTCTGGCATCTCTTGAGTGATCACACCATTGTGCACAATAGAAATATTTTCATTCCATAGCGGCTGATTGAATTCAAGATCAGAAGTAGAATAGCGACAGTGACCAATCAGATATAGATTGCCATCTTCATTCACGCAATTATTCAGATCTAATGATTCTAAAAACAATGTTGCTGGTTTAGCCTCAATGCGAGTTTTCACTTCATCATTACGGACCCACGAAACGCCAGTTGCATGTAATCCGCGAATGCTGGACTCGCGAAAAATATCAGCAAGCATAAGCAAGTCTCGAGAACTTGGTCTTTCAATATAAGCACCAATGATTGCGCACATAAATCAACCAAACAGATCTTCTAGGGTAGAAACTTTTTCATATGCTTCTGGATGGTATTTTTGTACCATTTCCCTTCCACCGACTCTTTCCAGATAGTCATACCATTCTTTTTCTGCCCACATTCCTTCAGACACTCCATTCCAGAGACGTCGTTGAAGTGGGTGTTCTGGGTTTTTTCGACGCTGCTCAACATAATTAAATCGATGATCTTCATATTCTTTGCTCCCGAGTTCGAGCATTTTTTCGCGCAAATAACAAACAAGACTCACGCGCTCTGCCGTTTCATCTTGCAACTCAATTGGTGTATTGCCATGAATGTACTCATGATTATTCACAAGTAGCAGATCACCTGGTCGCACATTCACGGCAACACGAACTTCTGGTAATATCAGATATCCACCTGTATAGTTACCATTGTTTGATAGAACAAGAAGATTGCTTAATCCATTTGTAAAGTCACCAGCATCACGATGTGCTGCTGTTCGGAAAGTTTTGTTGACTGTAATGGTAGTGAACACAGTTTGTGGAACGAGGAATGCAGGATCGATTTTATCCGCAGCAGCACGTTGCGCTGCATGACGAGTTGGAAGCAACTCAGCAAAACCGCGATCAAGTGTTTGCAGAAATGGAAATGACATTTTGAATTTATCAAAAGAATGTTGCGTGTATGCAGTCGCACGACCATATGGGATGCGGGGATAACGATCGAACCATCCAGCAATACCAGAGTTTACTTGATTGGCATATGTTGTGTCGGAGATATATTTGTTCTCGACTGCAAATGCTTCTTTCTTACGTTCTGCGACAGGAAGTTGGCAAATTTTTTCGAGCCAATTTTCGAAATTAAAATTATCTTGTTTGACAAGAGCAGAAAGCCAAACAAGACCACGAGTTGATTCTTGATCTGTATAACGCTCGCGCAGAACATTAATTTCTTCTTTGATGTCAACTGTGATTGCAGTATTCTCTGCTTCCTTTTGCAGTAAATCAAAAACATGAATCTGGAATTCATTCACCCAATCACGACCGCCACATTTCTCACCTTTTGGTCCAGCGGCAAGTCCACGATTCTGAGTTGGTGTTGCAGCATCTCTCAGACCAGCATAAGCATCATCTTGCTCTTGTTTGCTGAAATAGTTTTTACGAAATTTGAAAGCAATGTTTTCTTCATCCTCGCTTCCAAGATAGCAATCTGTATCTTCATTGATAAGAGTATCAAAATGAGATTCATCAAGAAACTGCCCAAGCAAATGTTCACAATCAATTTTTGACTTGGCGATAATAACTTTTGTCATAATATTTCCTCCTGCTCATGAATTATATATGCAGCGAGAACGTTTGTCAACCTCAGTATTTTCCGAAACGCAAATGAAACTGTGGGGGCATTGCACCCCCACAGAACGTCAGCCGTTTTTAGAATAGCCAGAGTGGCTTACATCGCAACGCTGATAGCATCACGATAGAGAGTCTTGCGAGCGCGATCGATCTTACCCTGCTCGAGATACTTCTCGAATTGAGCAGAAGGATTACCGAGGCGATAGGCAAACACCTTCTCACCACGCGAGTTAGTAACGCGGTTCGTGTAAACCGAGATACCCTCATTGCGAGCACGATAGACAAGATCAGCAGCATTGTCGACCTTGAACATTGCGCGAACCTGACGTGCGGTGGCGATGTTACCATCAGCAAGATAAGTCACAAACGAATTAAGAGCATTAGACATATTATATACCTTCACAAAAACACCCCTTCAATAATGACGTAAGATTGGGGCTTTTCTTACATCATGACTCTTATTATATAACAACAAGAGACAAAAGTAAACTCTTGCGATTAGAACGGAGCGTTGCTCTTGTTAGCAGCAACCTTTTCAAGAGTCGTAATCACACGCATTTTGATTTGTTCAGCACTCAAACCACGATCAAGCAGTTCAATCATTTCTTGTTCGCTGAATACAACAGTCTCGTTTTTGTAACGGAAAGTTGTGTCTCCAGTATTTGCGTCTTTGACCATGAACAATTCATCTGTATTCGCAGTGACTTCAGGTTTTGCAGGAGTCGCTTCAGCATCAACCTTCGTGTACAGATCCAAGAATGCAGTCTTGGTGTCGGCATCGAAACGATTCAAGCACATCTCAATTGCCTTCAATCGATTGTTGAAGATAGAGAATGCTTTGCTGATATGTACAAGACGACGAGTCGAGATGACTTCGTCAACCGCACCATCAGCAAAAGACTTGCGGATGACTTCAGCCCACGTGATCAGACGATCAATGAACGTCGTGTCAGTGATATTCAGAACAGCGAAATTCTTTTCAAGAATCTTGCGCTCAGTATTGGCTGGCGGATACTCTTGTTCAACAGTGATCGCGAAACGTTCCAGGAATGCTTCGTTGAGCAAGTTTGTGCCGATAAATCGACCATCGTCACTGCCCTTACCCTTCGTGTTCGCAGTTGCAATCACGTTGAAGCCAGCAGCAGGGTGGACGACTTCACCAGTTTTCTTGTCAAAGTATGGTTTGCCTTCAAGAATCGGCTGCAAGCACAGAATGTCTTCGGTGCCGAGATCACACTCATCAAGAAGCAGCACAGCACCACGACGCATCGCAGTGATCACTGGTCCTTCACGACGGATCGTGTTTCCATCAACCAACTCATAGGAACCAATCAGATCAGACTCATCGGTGCGCTTCGTGATGTTGACGCGAATCAACTCACGTTTCAAGAATGCACAAACCTGCTCAATCATCATCGTCTTGCCGTTACCAGACAAGCCAGTGATGTAGATGGGATAGAAGATTCGCGACTTGATGATGTCACGCAAGTCATTGTAAAAACCGAACGCAACATAAGTCTCGTTGCGATCAGGCACAAATGACTCGGTGACATTGGCAGCACGTTTGCTGGCAAGTTGCACAACCTGCGCAACCATCGCAGCCGCAGCAACTGGGAAGGCATTATCATAATTAGACTTTCTCACATCAGACTCCATTATCAATCTATAGAACTATTATCGCTGAAAAACACAGGGGAAACAACAGAAATAACTCTAATAAAATCAACAACTTACGCAACCGCCAGTTCTTCGGCTAGTTTCGTGAGGAGGAGGCGATTGCTCTTCTTGCTACCCACAGTCCTGGAGAACTCGCGAGCCATCTTGTTCTTGTTCATATCGCTGGTGATCTCAAGTTTGTCGTCGACGATGTTACTATTCGGAAGAGCAACATAGAAATATTTGTCATATCCAAGACGCTCAACAACGAGATAGTTGTGTTCGCGGAAACACTTTTTGGCAACATCTTGCTCAATGGCAGATTTGCCATCGATGAGATACTTCATGTCACGCTGAATGGCTTTCTTGTTGCCGACAAAGAAACCGATATGTTTGCAGCCAGTTACATCAGCAACCAACTCCGTGATCGCTGCTTGCATATAATGGAAATTTGGCAACTTCACTTTCTTCTTGGTCTTTTTGTCGATCAAGTAAACCACAGACTTGCGACGATCGTCATAAAAACCAGATTCCGCGCTCATCGGAGGATAATTCAAATTGCTGCCACCTTCACCGTCAGTCAAATACACAACGTTGCAAACATCCAACTGATGTTTGTTTTGGAAAGCAGTAATGATTCCACGAGAAGCAAGCAGAGTTTCGAGAAACGGAGTGGCATTCAAACCAAAGCCAGAAGAATCCCAATTGTACTGCCAGCAACCATGATCGTTGTCGTTATTGCTGTAATTATATTCGCGCCCATGTTCATTCGCAACAACGCACATCGCATTGAATGCACGACGATATTGAACAGGTGACAAAGAAGAACCAATCAGATGCTTCAGATGGAACCAACTGCTAGTCATCGTCATGTCAACAGTAGGATTGGAGACAAAACGATTTTTCTTCACCATCTCGCGCAACTTCTTGTTGTCATAAGCATCGTCGCTGAAGCCATAAACTTCAAACGGCACTTTAGCAAGTTTACAGAATGACGCAAGCACAAGCATCTGCTCGATCGTGTTGCGCAGAATATCGTGCATCGAACCAGACATATCAACAAACATGATAAAGCCATGATTCTTGCCCTTCGGCACAACAGTGATTTTCTTGAACAGATCGTTGCTGAATTTGTACTTGTGCAGCACGTTCATGTTCAACTCGCCAGTGCGAGCAGTCTGCGTTCGGGCATACTCACTGGCTTTCTTGCGCATCTCGAATTCTTTCAAGATATGCATAATGACTTTCTTGTTGTTCGTGTTGAATTTGCGCACACACTTCTGAACAACAGTATCGTATGCAATACCGTGATGACCATAGGCACGATTCGGATTGGCAACTTGCTCACGGAAGAATACTTCAAGATCATTCACAACTTCCGTGTTCGGAAGAATGATGTTCTCAAGAACAACATCAGGCAACTCATACATGAAGATTTTGCCAGTCTCGTTGACCAATTCCTGTTCACGCTGACGGAAATTGCGATCAGTTACAGACTGCGGCTCATCTTCATCTTCTTGTTCTTTATCACCTTCACCAGAAGCATACTGCTTGCTGTCGGCTTTTTCTTCATCGTCAGACTCAGTTTGATCCTGAGAATCTTCAGCATCAGTGCCGTCTGATTCTTCGTCTAAATCAGAGTCATCGTTACCGTCGATGTCATCTTCATAATCAGAATTGTCATCAATGTCATCATACTCGCCAGAATCTTCTTGATCCTGTTGACGCTCATTGCGCATCTGTTCTTGAAGGTCTTGCTGATTCTGAACCTTGTCTTGCTCATTTTGTTTGGTGTAGTCATACACACGACGAGCAATGTCAACAACTTGATCCCATGTTTCAGCAGCCTCGACTTCACGGACAATGTCACGCTCAAAGTCATTGAATTCAACAACGACATGCGCACCCATCTTGAATCGCAGGTTGATGCGATCAATAAGAGTCAACTTGCTGAGGTCTTTCAGTTTCTTGATGCCGAAAAAGTCGCGCTCATATAATGAGGCATACGCACGAGTGAAAGACTTTGACAGTCCAGGGAACTTGCGCTTAACAAGTTTCTCAATGCGAGCATCTTCGATGACGTTCAAGAAGTCTTTGAATTTGCGATCACTCTCAGCAACTTCATTATGCCAACCTTGCTGCGGAGTGTTCAGAGCATGACCAACCTCATGACCAGTCAGCAAGTCATACAAGTCGCCATCCATGTCCTTCCAAACGGGAAGAACCATCGTGCGATTCTTGAGGTCGAAATATGCGGTCTTGACGTTTTGGTGCGAGACTGTAATATTCTCGCTCGCGAGGAGTTTCGCGAGGATAGACTTGGAAGCCTGTAAATTCGTTTTCATAGAACCATTGTCCCTTAAAACACGTGAAAAGTAAAGGGGTAAAAATTCTAATAAAATCAATAACTTACGACAGGTACTTTTTCAGGAAAATTTCAGCCATTACAGGGTCAGTTTTTTTCAGGTTTTTATAAATCCGTATATTATTTTCACGCACGATTTTAGGGGTTTTTGCACTAAAATTTGAGCGCCAGTCACGCTTCACGGACTTTTTCATACTCACCTAGTTGTTACTGCAATCAAGTATTATTGCTCCTTGCAGTAACATAGTAAATAGAAAAAACTCTAATAAAATCAATAACTTACGTCACTCCACATTATACACGAATTTTTCAGGAGTTTTCTTCTGTATTTCTTGTGTTCCCAAGAACGATGTGTCGAGTATTTTAATCGGTTGTTCTTGCGTTTGTTCTTTTATCTGCAAGTTGCTTTGTGTGCCTTCGCGTTCTTGTGCGATTTTTTCAGAAATCCTGTTCATCTTCTTGACATTAGACTTAACCTTTTTCTTGGCAAGATCTAATTTAATTCGACTCACACGATCAGTGTATACTATGCCATTCAAATGATCAAGTTCGTGCTGAAAACAAACAGCAGTGAGACCAGTCAACTCTTGCTCTACAAACTGACCACCGATTGCTTGAAATCTAACTTTAACAGATTTGTATCTTGGTATCTTTAGGAAGAGTCCTGGATAACTCAAACAGCCTTCACTAAATTCTGTATTCAACTCAGATGAGTGTTCGATTATTTCTGGATTGAACATTGTCCAAATTTCTTTGCCCATGTTCATAGCGCAGACTCTTAAATCTAATCCAACTTGATTTGCGGACAAACCCAAGCCTTGCATTCTCTCTAGTGTCTCTGCCATTGAGAATGCGATGTATGCTGCTTTCTCTTTTGCATCTTCACTATCAAAGACAAATGGTTTTGTTGGTTGACGTAAGATTGGATCATAGAAATCTACCAATTTGTATACTTCATAATCAACCAAATTACCTTTATAAAGTTTTACATTCTTTGTCATGTTAAATCACCTGAGAGAAATTCTTAACTTTCGCGAATCGAATTGTGTGCTTGAACTTATCAACCATCTGATCAGTCTTATGCGTGATCACAAAGATGTTTGTATTTTCAGCAAACATATTTATCAACTTCATAAATTCTTCAGTGCCATTGATGTCAAGAGAACCATCAAAGACCTCGTCGAAGATGAGAAGATTGGTATTGACACTGTTCTTTAGTTTGGCGACCGACCTCCAAGTGAACAACAGTGCTAGATCAATACGTTTCTTTTCACCTTCTGAGAAGTTTTCATAACTGAAATCATCTCGGTGACGAGACTTGATGGTCTCCTTGAACTCCTCGTCAATGTTGAAGTTGACAAAGAAGTCCATCGCAGCCAAATACTTATTTACCAGTTTGTTTATGACTGGAACGTACTGCTTAATGATTTTCGACTTAATCCCGCCATCTTTAAGCAACTGCGCGACAATATCATAATGTTGTGTTTGTTCAGATACGTTTTTTCGTTTTTCGTTGAATGCTTGTAGTGCGTTGAGTAACTCTTTTGATTGTGCCTTGAACTCATCGCTCATGGCTGGTTTACTCTCTTTTTCAAGTTTCGCAATATAGTTTCGAACCTGCTTGCGAGAAGTATTGATCCGCACAAGATCTTGTTCAAGAACTTTAAGATTTTGTTGGGTTGATTTAATTGTATTGATTCGACGTAGAACGGCATCACTCTCTTCCTTTAGTTTTGTTAGACCTTCAGTTAGTTCTGTGATTTTACTATTACATGTGTGTACTTTTTCGTCTTTGTTATTGATAGCCTGATCGCAGGTTGGACAAGTCGAATTTACAGAATAGAACTCGATGTCTTTCTCGAGTTTCTGGATATTCCCTTCAATCTTGGCTTCAAGTTGATTTAGTTTGTTGAATTTTTTACTGGTTGAATCGTCGTCTGATACTTCGTTTAATAAACTTTCAATTTGCGTTTCTTTGTCAGTCGCTTCGACTTCAAGTGCTGAGAGTGATGCCGCATTTTCAGTCACTTCTTGTTTCTTTGCGTCTACGATTTCTTTTGTATTCTTTTTAAGTTCGTCAAGATGTTTTTTGTGTAGTTCGATTTTATCTTTAGTGTTATCAATTTGAATTTTAAGATGCGATGCTTCGTCTTTAAGTGTGTGTAGTTTGCTTTTGACAATAACATTCATTGCAGAAAAGATCTGGATGTCAAGCAGATCTTCGATGACAGTGCGGCGATCCGCTGCTGACAACTGCATGAATGGAGTAAAGTTAGTCGATCCGAGAATAACAATCTGCGTGAATGACTTATAGTTCATCTTGAGAATAATCTTTTCAAGATGATCCTGATAATCTTTTGCTTTGGCGTCTTGATTTAAGAGTTCACCATCACAATAGATCTCAAAGACATTTGGCTTAATACCGCGAATGACCTTATATGATTTCTTGCCAATATCAAACTCAACTTCAACAAGACATTCTTTTTCGTTGACCGAGTTGACAAGTTGAGGTTTGTTAATATTGCGGAATGGTTTGCCGAACAATGAGAATGTAATAGCGTCCAGGAATGTGGATTTACCTGCACCATTTTCACCAACGATCAGTGTCGTGGCATTTTCGTTCAGAGGAATTTCAGTAAAGATATTTCCAGTAGAAAGGAAATTCTTATAACGAACCTTTTTAAATAAAATCACGCTGTCTCCATAGACAATGCTTCATTGTACACATCGCGCAAAACAGTCTTTATCTTATCTGATTCTACAGGTAAAGACAAGCCATCAACATACTTATTTAAGATCGACATTGTATCTTCTGCTTGGTCAACATCAACATCAACATTCTCAGTAATCTCAGAGAAGTCTTCAACTACAGATACTTCTAATGGATTTACTTTTGCCAGCGAATCTAATAGCGTGTCAAATAAGAATGAGTTGTTGCGCTTCTCAACAACAATCTTGACATACTTGCTCGTTAGATGAGAATAATCTGCATTTACAAGATCATTGTAATACAATTCATCATCATTGTATTGAATCTTGTAGAACATGTTCAATGGATTTTTGATGAACTCCAATTGACGAGTCTCAGTATCATAGATGTGAAACCCACGCTCATCATTATAATCAGCCCAAGTCATCTCTCCAGGAGTGCCAACATATACAATGCTGCCGCTGTTGCTCTTGTGGTGGAAGTGACCTGATAAAACTAAATCATATTTCTGCAATGCTGCAGGATCCATACCTTCGTGACAAATATTGCCACGATCCATTTCAAAACCCTGCAGTTCGAAATGACCAAAGCAAACGTGATTAGTGCTTCTCTTGATAAAATCTAGAATTTCTGCTTCGTTATCTTTGCAGATCCATGGAATAATATCAATACCATTCCATTCTGTTGGCTCGTTGTAAACAACAACGTTTGGATAATCCTTCAGCAGTAACTCTGGCGAATTAACTTCAAGCGTATTCTTGAACGTGATGTCGTGATTACCAAGTAGAGTATGGCACTCTAAATTATACCGAACCAACTCATCAAAAAAATACTTGCGGCAAAGAGCAAGAGACTGAAAAGAAATATACTTCCTGCGATCAAATAGATCACCAAGTTGAAAGATGGTCCTGATTCCATGGTCCACCAAATATGGGAAAAAATGTTTAGTATAGAATTCACGATAATGATTATGGAAGGCAATGCTATCGCCTCTCATACCAAAATGTGTGTCACCTAGTATAGCAATCTTCACTTAACGACGTCCTCGTCAACAAACTTCTCTAGCCCTGCTTTCTTGGCTTTCTTTTCTTTGCGAGCGTTTTCGTAATTTTGTATGAATTCGGAAATGTTTTCATACAATTCGAATTGGCGGAAAGTTCCATCTTCATTCTCATTGAGTTCGAACTCGTCGAGTATTCCAGCAGTTTCAGTTGATTTGTATTTAACATATAGTTGCTTCTTCTCTTTTTGAATGCGGCGTAAGAATGCATAATATACTATTTGAGTGAAATAGGCAAATGGATTGCTTGATTTTGCTGGGTCAAAATTGTCAACGTACATCACGCAGTTTTCAATTGCATCAGCGACCATTTCGTCTCGAAAGGTATATGACAAGAAATTAGGTTTGTGTGAAAGATTCTCAGCAATCTTCATAAAGCATTCAGCAACGTAACGCGGAATCTGTGGCTTTGGTTGTCCAAGCCTTTTCGCTTTACGAATTGCTGTGCGATATGCAGTCATTTCCTTGAGGAAATCCTTGTTATTGATATAGTGATTCTTTGCCATAATTAGTGTACTGGTTTGTCTTTTTTGTTTGCCATTGCTTCAAGAATAGAAACAACCTTCTCGGCTGTTTCAGGATTACTATCAAGCCCCTTTGTTTTCTTTTTAACTGGTGTCTTTATGTTTGTTGTGTTATTGTAGAAGAAATCAGCGACATATTCATATTGCTCAACAAAGTCTGCTTTGACTGGGGTTGCAAATAAGACTTCATCATTGATAAAATCAACTTCTTTGATTTCAACAACTGCTTGTGGAAGATACTCTTGCATTGCAAGAATTTGTCGACCTTCGTCAAACAGCGTTTCAATCTCAATACGCAATGGCAATTCTACTGTGATATAATCTTGTTTATACGTTACATACCCAATGATATCATCAGAAATAGATCGCAAGCGAACAAATCTTAGTTCACCTTTTGGTTTATATTCTACTTTATCTTCAGACATTAATTTATCCTTACGTTATTCGTTGTGAAAGGAAATTTTTCTTCGCTGTAGATCTTCACTCGTTCCTCATAATGCTTCAATGTGAAGTTTGTATAAGGACCATAACGTAGATCATCAGCGATATCGTACAACGTGGCTGCTTCTTTGTTTTCACCTAGACGCAGCACACGACCGATTGATTGTAATGCTCGAATCTTACTTTTTGTTGGAGAGGAGAAGATAATATTATGTAGGTTACGGATATTGACACCAGTCGAGAATGTACCGTAACTTGCCACAATGATTGCGTCGTTTTCCTGTTCAGTAATGTGTCTTACTGCTTCACGATCTTCTGCTTCAACCCCACCATGAATAAAAAATACTTTTCGACCATTTGCTTTTTCAGTTATCCATTCGAATAATAGTTTACCGTGTTTTTCAACGTAAGTAAATAAAACAAGACTATTTCCTTTGAGATTTAATGCAAGATCAGTAATAAATCTATTACGACCTTCGTGTTGAACGAGAAAAGCCATCTCGTCCTGATAGGTGAAACCTTTAACTGTTTTGCAAACTATTTCTGGATACTTTAATACAATGCACTTGATGCTGAAGTTGGCTAATTGTTTTCGTTCAATAAGTTCTTTGGTAGAAATAACTTTAAATGTCGGACCAAACAATCCTTCAAGAACTAACTTGTTTACCTTACTATCATCAAGTGTACCTGTGGTGCCAATACGCACATCACAATTAATCAACTTGGTCATGATGCTTGTCAATGACTTGGCTTTGAATGTGTGCGCTTCGTCGCCGATGATAAAATCAAACTGCGCAAAGTATTTCTTTGGCATGTCATAGATTGACTGCCACGTGGAGATAATCAAATCACTGTCAGGAATTTTACTCTCGCCACCGTAAATCTTTTGACAGTATTTCTCTACATCCCATCCATTGGCAGATGAGTAGTTCTTGAAGTCACTGTGCATCTGAGTGACAAGATTGATCGTAGGGACAATCAGCAATCCGCGCTTTTTACCTGTGTTCAGCAGGTGGCGAATTATCATATAAATGATTAATGATTTCCCCGACGCTGTTGGTGAAATGAGTACAGTTCTCTTCTTCGTAAGTCCGACGCTAGAAGCGAGCAACTGATAATCTCGCGGCTCCATTGGAAGTGATAAAGCACTTGCCAAATTTTTCGTGTCAACAGGGTAGATTTCCTTTTCTTCATCGATATACTCGCAGGTGTAGTTGCTGTCCTTGCAAAACTTCTTGATATATGGAACAAGACCAAGATAAATTTGTCGTGTGTTTAGATTCAAAAGTCGAATCTTTCCGTCCCAATATTTATTTTTGAACGCAGGTGAAAATTGGTAGCCTGGAGTTGAAAATGTAAAGAACTCTGACATCTCTTGCAAGATGGCAGGTTCAGCAGTCACTTGGACATAGATGTTATTTACTTTTTCAACAACGACGTGTTCTATCATCGAGCACCCTGGATAAACTTCTCCCAGCCCATGTACTCCTTCAACTGCCACGTGCGATTGTTGAGTTCCTTCATGACGTTGGTGCAGAAACTTGCTGCTTCTTCGTGATAGGCTTTCTTGCGTTTGAGTTTGGTAAGATCATCGTCGCCATCAAGATAAACTTGGATATCGGATTTAAGAGTGAAGCGAAATGGTTCCCAGCCAAGTTTGTCAAGTTCTTCTTGATCTAACTTGCCATTGTAATACATCCATTTCATACGCTTGAGTTTGTCATATTCCATCCCAGCACGTTTGGCTGCAAGATTATGCAATGACAAATATTTGTTGTATTTGTTATGAAGAATTGGAATGCGCAGAATTTCTTTTCCAGGCTCCGTAGTATCTACTTCAGAATCCCGTTCCCATTGCTGCATTAATTCTTCGAGCGGAGGTGTTTCTATTTTCATGACAATAGCATATAACAAATCATATAAAAAGACAAACGTTTGCAAAGGTTGTTATTGCTTGATTGCACTGGTATAATCCAGTATGTCTGGTTTCATCGGGACACTAGAATTCTATAGAGTCTCTATAGATCTATAAATTAAATTCTCTCATAGTTATAGTAAGAGAATCTGAAGGTCGCATCGGCTGTCATAATATTTTCTGCAGTGTCTCCAGTGCTGAACGCAATGGTTGAAAGGCTTGTAGGAAAGATATCGTAAAATTTAATTCTAAAACTTGGATTATTTTTATTCGTGAACAACGTCAACGTTGCATCAGAATAAACTGGTGGCTGTCTTGTTATATTGCTTCTTGCTAATGATCCAGGAGATTGTCTGGATAAGTTAACATATTCTTCATAATTTGTTGGGAATGTTAAGCCACGAATCCAATCATGAATCTCTGTCCAAGTTTCTAAATCTTCGTTGATCAAGAAAGTAACATTGAATGTATCATACACCAGTTTCTCTCCTGGATGATACAAATCTATAAATGGCGTAGGTCTTGGAATTTCTGTCAAAGAAACTCCAGGGAAATTTGCGGATTGACAAAAGTATGTTAATCCACGAAGTCTTTCAAACGTGACTCTAAACTTTGTGCTTTGTAATAGATTAACGTTACTTGGGTTTCTATTCAGTGCAGTCATGTGTCATTCCCATTGTGGATAACTTTATTTAGTCCCAATAAAAAAAGGGGGGCTTTTTCAAGCCCCCCTCTGAGTCACATTGCTTTATTATTTTTATAAAGTCAGCAATACTATTACTGGTTGATATTCTCAACTTGGAATCTGCGATAATACATGTTTGTATTATTTGCGAGAGCTCCAGTACCAGCTCCTGTTGCGAATGGATTTGCAACGAGACCGTAACGAGTCTTGAATCCAACTTTTGGTTGGTAGGTCGTTGGTTCGATTGCGCGCACCATTTGTAGCGGAACGTATGGGCAGTAGAACAAGCCAGCGTCATAAGGATTTGCACCCTTATAGCCAACAACAACATAGTCTGAGCCAGTTACTGAATATGGGTCAACATAAACTTTGATACGACCGAATAGTGTACCAGCGAATGTGTTGCCTGTATCGTCAACTGCTAGGTTTGTGTTGTTTGACAATGCTGAGTTGTAGTCTAGGAGACCTGTCATTGCGAGAGCAGAAGCCACATCCGTTGATAGGATTAGGATGTTGCCCTTACCGCGACGTGTGTCTTTAGCGATCTTATTTGCTGCTCTTTCGATAGCGAATAGGATTGACTTATACTTTTCAACCTGCCAGCGACCTGATGTACCGTTGTTTGCAGCATCTAGGTTTAGGTTCTC